GATAAGCTAGTAAATTTACATAAAGCTAAAAGTGATATTAATAAAACCGTAGAGAAAAATAATGTCAATATTGACAAAGCTGTAATTTTTAACGGTTCTACTGCTGAATTACTAAAGATGATTAAGAATGAGTCAAACAATACCTAAACGAGAAAGTTATCTAGGAAATCCCCATCTTAAAAAAGTTGGGGTTTCAGTATCTTTATCGCCAGAAGAAGTTCGCGAATACGTTAAGTGTGCAACCAATCCCTTATATTTTGCAGAAAACTACGTCAAGATCGTAACTCTTGATGGTGGATTTGTGCCAATTAATCTTTATCCATTCCAGAGAGAAGCTGTCGAAGATATTCACGATGATCGTTTTGTCATTGTAAAGGCAGGACGACAGGTAGGTAAAACTACAACCGTTGTTGCTTATTTGCTTTGGTACATATTATTTAATGAAGACAAGTTTGTAGCTATTTTAGCTAACAAAGCTAAAACTTCTAGAGAAATCCTTAATAGAATTAAATTAGCCTATGAAGCATTACCTCTTTGGCTCCAACAGGGAGTTCGTACTTGGAACAAGGGTGATATTGAGTTAGAAAATAATTGTCGTATTCTTGCTGACTCAACTTCATCATCCGCAGCTCGCGGTTATACTATTTCATTTTTGTATCTTGATGAGTTTGCTTTTGTGCCTAATAACGTAGCAGAAGAATTCTTTACTTCAGTATATCCCACTATCACCTCGGGTAAAAGTTCTAAAGTTTTAATTTCATCTACACCAAATGGAATGAATCACTTCTATAAAATGTGGAAAGAAGCTGAAGAGGGTATCAATGGTTTTACAACTATAGAAGCTAATTGGAGGCAGGTTCCAGGTCGTACTGAAGAATGGGCGATGGAACAAAAACGTGTTCTTGGTGAGCAGAAATATCTTCAGGAAATGGAATGTTCGTTCTTGGGTAGTGCGGGAACTTTAATTAGTGCTGCTGCATTGAAAAATTTAATTTTTGCCAGATCTATCAAAAAAATATTAGATGGATTAGAAATTTATGAAGATCCGATTGATGGACACTTTTATGTGACTATAGTGGATTCATCAAGAGGTCAAGGATTGGATTATTCAGCATTTCTTATTTTAGATACCTCTTCTCATCCGTTTAAAATTGTAGCCAAATATAGAAATAATACTATATCTCCTATGTTATTTCCTAATGTTATCGTCAGTACTGCTAAACATTACAATGATTCCTATCTTTTGGTTGAAAATAATGACGTCGGCGCTCAAGTTGCTGATTTAATTTATACTGAATTAGAATACGATAATATGTTTCACGGTGAAGAATCGAATGGAAGATTTAATTTAACTCAAGGTAGAGCTAAACAACTTGGTATTAAAACTACCAAGCGAGTTAAACGACAAGGATGTAATGCTCTTAAAGAATTAATTGAAAATGGAAAAATAATCGTCCAAGATTTTAACGTCATCGAAGAATTATCCACCTTTGTACTTAGAAAAGATGGTACATATGGAGCTGAAGAGGGTGCTCATGATGATTTAGTTATGTGTTTGGTTTTATTTTCTTGGTTATCATCTCAAGCCTATTTTAAAGATTTAACGAACTTTGACATCAGGCAAAAACTTTATGATGAAAAATTGAGGCAAATTGATGATGAATTACCTCCGATGCCGATGAGTTTAGAAGAAGATATTGAAAACCCTAAATACTTTAAGAGTCATGGTATGGTTTGGGAAACTTTTGATGAAGGTGATGACCCTTCTTCTTCCTCAACATACAAAAATTGGATTTTATAAATATAGAAGAATAATAAACCCAGCCCTATATCATCTTTAGGAGAACAATATGGCAATTCAAGTATCACCTGGCGTTAGTGTACGTGAAGTTGATTTAACTACCTCTACACCAGCAATTTCTACCTCAATTGGAGCATTCGCAGGACCATTTAACTGGGGGCCAGCAAATACAACGGTACTTGTTACTAGCGAAGTTCAATTAAACAACATTTTTGGAAATCCTGACAACAATACAGCGATTTCATATTTTACTGCTGCTAACTTCTTATCCTATTCAAATTCACTACAAACAGTTAGAATTTCGATGGGAGATGCCAATACTGCAACTTCTAATGGCGCACCACTATCACCACCTATCTATAACGATTTAGATTACTTTGATTATTACTACCAAACAGTCGGTTCTGTTGGTGCAGGTAATTCAGCTTGGGCTGCAAGATATCAAGGTAAACTTGGTAATGCTGTTGAGGTCATTGTTTGGGCAAATGCCGCTTCTTGGCTCGCCGATGCTAACACCAACGGTTCATACGCTGGTGGAAATACTGCGTTGCAAAATTTCGCAAGATTGTTCGACTACGCGCCAAATACCTCGCCATACATTTTAAATAGTAACCCAACTGCCTATGTTAACGATGAAATTCATATTCTTGTTGTTGATTCAACTGGCGCTATTACGGGTTATGCTAACACGGTTTTAGAAAAATATCAATCAGTTTCAGTATTGAGTGATGCTACTTCACCAGATGGTTCAAGCAACTACTATGTAAATAGAATTTTCAACCAGTCAAACTATGTTCATGCGCTTGGATATCCACAAACTAATACGCTGAATTGGGGTGCTACTACACAAGCCCTACTAAATTCTGGCGGCACTTGCGGAAGCGATGCAACTGCGAATGTAAGTATGTTGTCTAATGGTTTTGATGGATCAATTGGTTCTGGTGATTTAGTGTCACAAGCAACCGTAAATGCTTTTGCTCTATTTGCTGATAAAGAAAAAGTTGACATTTCACTATTGATGACTGGAAATTCGGCAATTAATATTGTTCAGGCAGCAGTCGATATTGCTGTAAATAGAAGTGACTGCGTTGCCTTCATTTCACCCCCACTAGCAAATACTCAGGGTCGCTCTGGTGACGCTCAAGATCCGTCAATATCAATCGTTAATTGGGTTAATTCATTAGATTCATATTCATCTTATGCTTTTGCTGATAGCGGTTGGAAATATCAATATGACAAATACAATGACGTATACCGTTGGATTCCTTTAAATGGTGACATGGCTGGCCTTTGCGCTTATACTGATAATGTTCGCGCCCCATGGTGGTCGCCTGCTGGATTGACTCGCGGTGTAGTTAAGAACGTCATTAAACTTGCATTGAATCCAAATCAGGCTCAACGCGATGTTCTCTATAAGGGCGGTGTTAATCCTGTGGTTTCCTTCCCAGGACAGGGAACTATCCTTTACGGTGATAAGACACTATTAAATCGCCCAAGCGCGTTCGATCGAATTAATGTTCGTCGTTTGTTTATTGTTCTTGAGAAGACAATTTCTAAAGCTGCTCGCGCAAGTCTATTTGAATTTAATGATGAATTTACTAGATCGCAGTTTGTTGCTCTTGTAGACCCATTCTTAAGATCGGTTCAGGCTCAACGTGGCGTCTATTCATATAAGATTGTTTGCGACACTACAAATAATACACCTGAAATTATTGATGCAAATCAATTTGTTGGTGACATCTATGTTCAACCAGCTAGAAGCATTAATTTCATTCAATTGAACTTTGTTGCTACAAGAACTGGCGTTGACTTTAGTCAAGTCGTTGGTAAGTATTAATAAATAAATAAAGTTCTTAGGAGAATAAGATGGCATTTGCAATAAACGATTTTAGAAATCAATTAGCTTTAGATGGAGCACGTCCTAATCTATTTGAAGTGGTCGTTTCTTTCCCTCAGATTACTGGTGGAGAAGGAAATCTTGCAGCAAGTAAATTTAGATTTATGTGTACAGCAGCCCAACTTCCAGCGTCAACGATCGGTCAAGTCAACGGACTTTATTATTTTGGTCGTGAGGTTAAGATTGCTGGTAACAGAACCTATCAAGATTGGACAGTAAACATCATTAATGATGAAGACTTCCAAGTCAGAAAGGGATTGGAACTATGGCACTATCAACTTAATGGTCCCACAAACAACTTGAGACAGCCAGGGGCTTTGACAGTTGACCAAGGATATGGGGTTAATGCTACGGTTTATCAATACGGTAAAGCTGGAAATATAATCAAAGAATATACTTTTGTCGGTATGTGGCCTGTTGATATTTCAGCAATTGATTTGGCGTGGGGTAATAACGATTCTGTCGAAGAATTCCAAACTACCTTTGCTTATCAGTACTGGACTACTAATGATCCAGCTGAAGTTAATCCTGCCTAATATCTAATTGATATTTTTTTGTAGGAGGGGAATTTTATTCCCCTCCATTTTATAATATGAGGAGACTTAAACGATGGCCATTAAATTATGGGGATTCAGAATCCTTCGCGATAGCGAAAAGGATGAAGAAGAGCACTTAGCACCAACCCCAATTACACCTCAAATTGAAGATGGCGCGATCAATATTCAAACGGGCGCTCACTATGGCATCTATGTTGATCTTGATGGTTCATATAGAACCGAAGTTGATTTAATTACCAAATATCGTACTATGGCAATGCAACCAGAAATGGAAACTGCAGTAGAAGACATCATCAATGAAGCTGTAGTTCATGACACGCACGGCCAAATAGTTAAGATTGTTTTAGATGATCTTAAAGAATCTGATAAAATTAAGAGCATGATTCGCGAAGAATTTATGGAAGTTATGCGTTTACTTGATTTTAATAATTTTGGTTCAGATATTTTTAGACGCTGGTATGTTGATGGTCGACTTTACTATCATGTCGTCATTGATCCTGAAAATCCCAGAGCAGGAATTCAACAATTAATTTATGTTGATCCAAGACGTATTCGCAAAATTCGCAATATAACCAAAAAAAGAGAAGATGGTATTGAAGTTATTGATCGAATTGATACGTTTTATTTGTATAATGAAAAAATTACAAATAATAACGTCCAATCACCGCAGTTATTAGGTAGTTATGCAGGCGGCGTTAAATTAGCGGAAGATTCAATCGTCCACTTGACTTCTGGATTATTTGATCCAGCTAAATCAACAGTTCTTTCCTATCTTCATAAAGCTATTCGTCCGATGAACCAGCTGCGCTTCGTTGAAGATGCTACTGTTATCTATCGCGTTTCTCGTGCCCCAGAACGTCGCGTATTTTATGTTGATGTGGGTAACATGCCTCGTATGAAAGCAGAACAGTATCTTAAAGATATTATGACTAAGTTTAGAAATAAACTGACTTATGATGCAGGTACAGGTGAGATCCGTGATGATCGTAAACATATGTCAATGCTTGAAGATTTTTGGATGCCTCGTCGCGGTGAAGGTAAGTCCACAGAAATTACCACACTACCAGCGGGTCAAAATTTAGGTCAGATGGATGACGTTCTCTATTTTGAAAAGAAACTTTATAGAGCACTAAATGTTCCTATTTCTAGACTCGAATCATCTACGGGATTTTCATTAGGTCGCACCAATGAGATCACTCGAGATGAATTAAAGTTTGATAAATTTGTTGCTAAACTTAGAGCAAGATTTTCAGTAATCTTTGATGAATTGCTTGCTCGTCAATTAGCACTAAAGGGTATTTGTAATCTTGATGAATGGAATACTTTTAAACAGTATATCCAATATGACTTCGTTAAAGATAATAATTTCACTGAGCTAAAGGAAGCTGAATTATTACAAAATAGAGTTCAAATGTTACAAACAGTTGAACCTTATATCGGTAAGTTTTACTCCAAGCGTTGGGTTCAAGAATATGTCCTTCAATTTGATGAAAATCAAATTTCAGAAATGCAAGAACAAATGGAAATTGAAGCCAAAGAAGAAGAGAAAAAACAGGCTGAACTTGAAGCTCAACAAGAAGTCACTGATCAACAAAATGATGACGAAGATACTACTGAAGCTGAAGATAATATCGATCAAGATCAAAATACGGTTTCTAGAAGTCCAAGAGGATCCAGTAAGTCAAATAAGCCAACTAAAGATGGCGAAGATATAAATAAAAAGATATCTAAACTTTTCTCCAATGAGAACCAATAATGACGAATTTTTCTAATTTAGGATTAACAAATGATGCAGTAGGATTTAAAAATCTTCTTGAATTTGTTATTTCTAATAAAGTCAATCAAGCAATTGACTCATTAAAAATTTCAATTGCTCAAAACATGTTTAGAGAAGAACTTCAAATCGGTAACGGTGAAGATGAAGATGAACATAGCGGTGGAATTTCAAATCCCGACATAACTCCTCATCGAATGCCAAAAGTAAAAACTGGTACATCAATATCACCAGCAAAACCTGGAACATCAGCAAAGCCACGTAAACAAGGGTAAATAAAAATGAAAAAACTAACAGAACTAGTCTTAAACAAAGATGCAGCAGGATTTAAAGATGCATTCGAACAATTGGTTGCCACAAAAGTTTTTGATGCACTAGAATCACAAAAGATTGAAGTTGCCCAAAATTTCTTCGGTGAACTTGAGGAAGGTTCCCCAGAATTTAATGCAAGAGCATTGCGTCATGGTAAAGCTGATGCAGCAGAAAAAAATAAAGAAGGTAAATATAGCAAGAAATATCCTGGTGGTAAAAAACAACACGATAAAGATACTGCTGCCTTTATGAAGCGTTTTCCAGCACCAAAGAATGAAGAAGCCGAGCAGGTTTATGAAGCTTCAGATGCTTATGGTGATAAAGATGCAACCCATATGGCGCATTTTAAACATAAAAAAATGAATCAGATTATAGCAATCCCAGTTCGCGGTACAGATCGCGATAATGCTGAACACCATTTTAAAAAGCGTTTCGGTAAAACAGATGCTGCTGAACATAGTCTTCTAAAATTTCAACC